GTCAAGTCTCGTTACTCTGTATGGCCTTCTGCGTATGCATCTGGTGCTCTGGTTAAGTGTCGTAAGGTTGGTGCCTCTAACTGGGGTAACTCCAAGAAAGAAGATTTCTCTTATGAACTGAATGATGAATATTACAACACTCTCTTTGAGAAGTGCTGGAAGGGTTACGAGAAGAAAGGTATGAAAACCATGTTTGGAAAGAGATATCCAAACTGTGTTAAGAAAGAGGAAACTGAAATCGATGAAGGAGCAGCATGGACTAAGAAATCGGGTAAGTCAGATTCGGGCGGACTTAACGAGAAGGGACGCAAATCTTATGAGAGAGAAAACCCTGGAAGCGATCTTAAAGCTCCCTCAAAGAAAGTTGGAAATCCCAGACGGGCATCATTCTGTGCAAGAATGAAAGGCATGAAGAAGAAACTGACTTCGGCCAAAACTGCTAACGATCCCGATAGCAGAATCAATAAGTCCCTCCGCGCTTGGAACTGCTGATATGAAATCCTTCAATCAATTTCTATCCGAAAGTATCACCATCAACGGTGATTTCAATGGAACCCTCAACGTAGGGGGTTCTCAACCAGAGGCTGCACAAGAGTCTTACTTTGCAGATATTGTCTGGGAAGGAAAAATCTACAGACTGGAGTTAGAAGGCCAAATGCCCTCTAAACCAGAACTGGCCGAACAGATTCAAGGTGAGTATCCTGGTGCAATGGTTCAGAACATCTATCCAGGCCAACAGAACACCTCAAGAATCAAAAACACACAGCGTTATCAACCTGAAAGACTGACTTGGAGTGATTAATGGCACAGTGGAATAAGACTACACAAGACTTCTTGAATCAAGAGAGAAGTCTCTTTGAGGTTTATAATATTGCTGATCACTGGGGAAACCAGACAGACTGGAGACCTCAGTTTTCTGACAATAACAGATTAAAGGTTGCTCCCTTCCAAACAGTTTTCTTCAATACTTTCCAGTATGGTAAGGAGACTGATGTTTGGGATGAGAGTGTAGTTGGTGTTGGAACTGCTACTTATAATGCCAATTCCAGTAATGTGATTATGGAAGTTGGCTCTACTGCTGGTAGTAAGGTTGTCAGACAGACGAAGAATGTAATGAGATACATTCCTGGTAGGCCAGCAACTCTTGCATTTGCAGTTCGTCTAGATACACCACAAGTCGGTATTCGTAGAAGATTCGGATTGTTTGATGAAAATGATGGTGCTTACTTTGAGGATGATGGTGGCACATATTCTTATGTAATTCGCAGCAGTACATCTGGCATCACTACAGAAACAAGAGTAACCAGAGAAAACTGGAATGGTGAAAAGTTTGATGGTAATGGATACACTGGTGTAACTGCTGATGCTACAAAACAGCAGATGATTTCCATTAACTATGAATGGTATGGTGCAGGTGGTGTAACATTTAATTGGTTAATGAAAAATGAGACTATTGTTAGCCATAAATTTGAGAACTCAAATGTTCGGAATGATGTTTGGTGTAGAACTCCATTCCTTCCAATTCGTATGGAGATTGAAAATGTAACTGGTGTTGCTGGAACCCATTATCTCTATCAAGGTTCTAACTCTCTGATCCAAGAAGGTGAACCAGAAAAACTTGGTACTTTGTTGAGTATCTCAAATCCCATTACAGGGACAACGATGCCTCTCGCAAACACTTTCTATCCAATCATTAGTTTGCGTCTTAAGCCAGATGAACTTCAGGCAGTTATGTTATTGAGATCTCTACAGGCAGTAACGAACGATAACACGAATGTATATTGGAGACTTTTTGAGAATGCAACTTTGACTGGTGCGGATTGGGAAGATCATCCAGACCCAAACTCCTTTATCCAATATGATACTACAGCAACTGCGGTCACTGGAGGAACAGCACTTCTCTCGGGATTTACAATTGCTGGTGGTGCCTCTCTGGTTAATGTTGATGATAAAGCAGCACTGCAGATTGGAAGATCTGGTATTGGTACAATCAGCGACACTTACACCCTTGCATGTGCATCTCCCAACACTAACAAGTCAACACTTGCGGTACTTAACTGGATTGAACAGAGATAACAGATAATTGTCGTAAAAAGAGTATAAAGTTATACTGAGTAGTATTAAGAAAAGGTGTATCGTATAGATACAGCTTATAAAACCCCTAGTAGGTCGCATGATTGGCATTTATTTGACCATTGGCATCTTCCTTTGGATGATCTGGTATGCAGGTGTCGATGGTACTATGCGTTTATTTGAATATATTGAGTTGACAGTTGGGTATCAAGTCATTAGACTGAGACTGTACTTCATGAGACTCAAGCTGGAGCGACAACTTGGGATTACACCAAACAAAAATGGAAAACGACAGAACAATGTCCGACCTTTCTCTAAGCAGAAAGGAATGTCCGAAGTGCGGGGCCACGTGGATTAATGGCCAACACATTTGGGGTGGGACTGGAAACACTGGCAATGAATTAGATCTGGCCAGTCTAGTGTGTAATAGACTTGGTAATGAACAATGTATTAATCCAAGCAAAGGAATTGACGGAGGACAAACCTGGGAATACAGGGCCGGTTTTATCGATGGTAAAATTGAAGAACGTCGCAAGATGATGGAACAACTTCGAGATACTATGGGAGATGTTTGACAAATTGACCCATCGTTTTAAAAAAATTGATCCCCCACATTATGTGACACAAGAACAGTGTCAGGAGATGATTGATGATGCTATTCGGAAACACAATCGAAACGCAAGTATTATTAGCATGTGTGTCGGTTGGGTTGTTCTCGCTCTATTTGCTGAAGGCCTTCTCCGACTTATCGGAGTAATTGATCCCATCTTCCCATGGTTGAAAATTTCATTATCATGATTTCCTAATAATTAGAAAAAGAGTTATTACTTACGAAAATATATAATGAAGATCTTGGCAGTGGTGCCATGAAAAGATTAAACACTTTTTTATTAACGTTAACTATTTCAATTATCGATTACCTTTATAGAGGTCGTCATTTTCAACGTTTTTGGGTGCTTGAGGAAATTGCTCGAGCACCCTATTTTGCATTTGTAAGTGTTTTACATTTGCGTGAATCTTTAGGATTACGTGGTCCAGAACACATCTATCTGATGGAGGAACATTTTGCTCAAACTCTTAACGAAACAGAACATCTGGAATACATGGAAAGTCGGGGTGGCAATTCTTATTGGATTGATCGCTTTTTCGCCCGACACCTTGTACTTGTCTACTATTGGATCAACGTGGTTTATTATTGGTTGGCTCCTCGCTCTGCTTACCATCTCTCCTACGAAATAGAACTTCATGCCGAAGATACATATTCAAAGTATCTAAAATATGAGGATCGTAATGACAAAGACATTGAGAGGATTATGCTTGATGAGAAACATCATGCACAAGAATTGAAAGAAGCTATGGAGATGATCAAATGACAGTTTTGTTTGTAATTACTTTTACAATGTTGCTAATTTCCGCCATGGAACTAACATGGCCAGTAAGATATAGGGGGTAACATGAACGAGAAAGAAAGGGAAAAACAAGAAAGAATAAAACAGATCGCCAAGCATCTTCATCCTCATGAAGATGAACCCGATCCTACTGCTCACATGGGAAACTATAATTTCCCACAAATGTTATTCGCTTTCTGCGTCGGTTTCGCCACTATGTTTGTCTTAGCAGTGGATGAGATAAACGATTTTAAGGGATGTCCACTCCCAGAGTATTTTCAAAACGAGGTTAAAGGTTAAAGGATGAAGGTAGGAATGATTGGTCTGGGTCGTATGGGTGAGGGTATGTCTCGCCGTATGATTGAATCAGGCATCGAAGTACATGGTTATAGAAACAACTATGAAAAAGCTAAAGAACAATTTGAAAAGGGTTATATTAGTGGATGTACCACTTCTTTGGAAAGCCTTGTTCAAGTAGTACATAATCAGGATGGTATGATTGGTAAAGCACCTGGTATCTTCCAACTTGTTATTCCCGCAGAATTAGTAGAGGACACACTGGATGAGTTACTACCATTACTTGGCGACGGGGATATTATTATTGACCATGGCAATAGCAACTTTAAAGATTCTCGCAGGAGAGCAGAAAGGTTGTCTAAGTTGGGCATCCAATATATTGACTGTGGCACTAGTGGTGGTGTTTATGGTCTGGAGCGTGGATATTGTCTTATGGTTGGTGGTGCAGATCATGCAGTATCCACCTGCCGTCCAATCTTTGATGCACTCGCACCAGGTATCGATGCAGCACCAAGAACTGATGATGCAAGCTGGGTTTCTCCCGCTGAAAGAGGTTGGTTACGTTGTGGAGGACCTGGTGCAGGCCATTTTGTGAAGATGGTTCATAATGGTGTAGAATATGGAATCATGCAAGCATACGCAGAAGGATTTAATATCCTGCATGAAGCTAATGCTGGGGCAGCTTACGTTAAAGCGGGCGATGCTGAGGTTGCTCCGATGGAAAATCCAGAAGATTATCAATATGATATTGATGTTGCTGAAGTGGCTGAGTTGTGGCGTCGTGGTAGCGTTGTTGGTTCTTGGTTACTCGATCTTACCGCTGATGTATTACGCAGCGATCGAGAACTTAGCAAGTTCGATGGGGGAGTATCAGACTCTGGTGAAGGGCGTTGGACTGTTCACGCTGCTGTGGATCTTGGCGTACCCGCTCCTGTCCTCAGTACTGCTCTCTATGAACGTTTTAACTCGCGCCGTCTTGGTGCTTTCGCGGCCAAGATTTTGAATGGTATGCGTTACATGTTTGGTGGTCATCATGTTAGGTAATGCGCTTGCGATCATTTGCATACCCTTTGTACTATCCACAATATATTTCGGGATACGAAAAGGTGAGAATAACTACTATGACTCAGACAAATACGATGGAAACGGAACTGCTCACTAAATCTCAACGTATAGTTATCTTCGGTGCTACTGGAGATCTTTGTAAGAGAAAACTAATCCCAGCACTCTATGAGTTGTGGAAAAAAGACCTTCTACCACAAGGACTTCTGATTGTTGGTGCATCTCGTAGAGATCACTCCAAAGAGTCTTGGTTGAAACATCTTGGTGAGTATCCTGAAGAGTTCTGTCATTGGTTAGACTTTGTTTGTTGTGACCTTGATTGTCAAGAAAGTCTCAATAAACTTCATGATGAGAGTGCAGACACTACTTATTTCCTATCCGTACCACCAGAACGATATGAGAATGCTATCATCAATCTCAAAGAAGCCGGATTCCTTGACGACCCAGACAGATCCCGTGTGGTTGTGGAAAAACCCTTTGGGCACGATTATAAATCTGCTGATCATTTACAGTCTGTGGTTCAGCGACATCTACGCGAAAAACAAGTCTATCGCATTGACCATTATCTTGGTAAAGATACTGTCAACAATATTCTTGCTACTCGTTTTGGGAACGTTCTTCTGGAACCACTTTGGAATAGAGATTACATAGAGGAGGTCCAGATATATGCGACCGAAACTATTGGTTGTGAAGGTAGATCCCAATACTACGAGGGAGCCGGAGTCGTTCGTGACATGTTGCAGAATCACATGTTGCAAGTTCTTTCGCTCATTGCGATGGAAGCACCCTATAAAATGGATGCAAGAGAAATTCGTCGTGAAAAAGTAAAAGTATTAGCTGCAACTAGGTTAGGTAGAAAACTAGTTACTGGCCAATATGAAGGATATCGTAAAGAACAGGGTGTTGGTATTGAATCTAATACTCAAACTTTTGTTGCTGGTGATATCTACATTGATAACTGGAGATGGCAGGGTGTCCCTTTCTACTTTATGACTGGTAAGAAGATGCCTTATCAGTGTGTTGAAGTTGTCGTCAAACTCAAAGCACCGCCTGTTGGATTGTTTGAGGGTGAGACACCAGGACGTATCGTTATGCGTTTGCAACCACATGCTCACCTTGATATCCAGATTGATGTGAAGTCTCCTGGACTTGGTGAAGAAGTTGAGTTGGCTACATTGACTCACCGATACCCTGACTGGTTAGGTGTTGATGGTTACGAAAAACTTCTTTTTGATGCCATCAATGGAGATCAGTCTCACTTTGTACATGCTGATGAAGTTATGGAATCTTGGCGTATTGTTGATGACTTGCTTTGCACTGGTGATAAATGTCCAGTGAGAACTGCACCATATCTTTATCATGAAGGTCTTTGGGGACCAGTTCACAAGACCGAACAAATAACCAAATGGGATTATCCAGCATAGTCTATGGACAAAGAACAAAAGAGGGAATTCTACAAGTCCCTGAGAGAACGTATCAAACAATTAAGAATGGAACATCTCTTTGAGGAACCTTGCCCTCTTTACGAACCAGAATGGGAAGAGGATCACTATTGGGATTGTCGATTAACCTACGATCATAACGAAGACGATGATGCATAAAATCTCACATTTTGCAGCTTACGTTCTAAATAATCCATGGACAATGGGCTTTATGGCCTGGTGTCTGGTCTTCGTACCTATTATTGGTATGTGGGCAGTTCATCACTATGGTTGGCAACACTGGGAACCTTTTGCCAGGAAACATAAATGAAGTACCAATTAACTCTCATTCTATGCTTTGCACCATTAGCAGTCATTTACATCGTACTAAAACTAGCTGTTTGGTATTCTGCAATCAATGCTGAGGCGGATTATGTCCGAAAAGAACCTTTACGAAAACGAGGACCCTACCTGGAGAATCCATATGCAGACGTTGACGAAAAGGAAGATGAATATGGAGATCGCACAGACTATCGATGATGCTCTGGAGGAATGGTACTCTGAGAGAGGATTATCGGTTCCTAAATGGAGAACGAAAAGAGATCCTCAGTGGTGGATTGATTATTTAAAATCTTTAAATCTCGATCCAAAAAATCCATGAACCCAGATCCAGATTACACAATAGAAATGTCTGTGGATGACATACGACTTTTATACAAGTCCGTGTGTTTTCATTTGGAGAAATGGCCTGGCGGTGATGCCGTGGAGCAAGAGTACTTGCACCACATGAAAGGTTGTTTATATAGAATGATACTTGAACATAAATTCAACGAGTTATGAATTTATTTTTGCGACCTCTAACTGATGTAAATGATATAACCTGGAGTATCATTTGGTGTCTTGTTATATTATTGATGGGTGTGTCTTATTACATATATACGATACTGAAGTTGGCCTACAAAGAATTAGACGATGAGTGAGGTTTATCTTGGCAACCCGAATCTTAAGAAAGCCAATACGGCGATCGAGTTCACGAAGGATCAGATCGAAGAATTTATTAAGTGTAAAGAAGATCCTGTCTACTTCGCTCGTAATTACATACGCATTGTTTCTCTGGATAAAGGTCTTGTTCCTTTTGAACCTTATCAATTTCAGGAAAAACTAATCAGTAGGTTTCATAAAAACAGATTCAATATCTGTATGATGCCTCGACAGACTGGTAAGTCTACCACATCGGTATCTTATCTTCTGCACTACATTGTATTCAATGACAGTGTAAACGTTGGTATTCTGGCCAACAAAGCATCTACTGCAAGAGAACTTCTCAGTAGGTTACAACTTGCATATGAGAACCTGCCAAAATGGATGCAACAGGGTATCATTGCATGGAACAAAGGATCAATGGAGTTGGAGAATGGCAGTAAGGTATTGGCAGCTTCTACATCTGCGAGTGCTGTCCGAGGCATGTCGTTCAATATCCTCTTCCTCGACGAATTCGCGTTCGTTCCAAATCACATCGCTGACTCGTTCTTTGCCTCTGTTTATCCTACTATTACGTCTGGCCAATCAACAAAAGTAATTATGGTTTCTACCCCTCACGGGATGAACCACTTTTACAGAATGTGGCATGATGCCGAGAGAGGTCAGAACGAATATGTCCCAACTTCAGTTCACTGGTCTGAAGTTCCTGGACGTGATGAAGTCTGGAAAGAACAGACTATTAAGAACACCAGTGAACAACAGTTCCGTGTTGAGTTTGAGTGTGAGTTCTTAGGATCTGTTGATACTTTAATTAATCCTGCAAAACTTAGAGCATTGGTATATGAAAAGCCAATTCAGTCAGGTAACGGATTAGATGTATACGAAAAACCTCAAGATCAACATGACTATGTTTGTACTGTTGACGTGGCTAGAGGTGGTGGGCAAGATTACTCAGCTTTTGTTGTTGTCGATATTACTGAATATCCCCACAAAGTAGTTGCAAAATATAGAAACAATGAAATCAAACCCATGTTGTTCCCATCGATTATTTTCGATGCGGTGAAGGCATACAACAATGCATGGGTACTGTGTGAGGTCAACGATATTGGGGATCAGATCGCTGCCATCCTAAATTATGACCTGGAGTATCCAAACCTCCTCCAGTGTTCCATGAGGGGTCGTGCAGGACAGATTGTGGGACAAGGATTCTCTGGTAAGAAGACCCAACTTGGATTGAAGATGTCCAAGGCAGTGAAAGCTGTTGGTTGTTCAAACCTCAAGACAATGATTGAGGCCGATAAGATTTTATTCAAGGATTATGAAATCCTTTCCGAACTTACAACATTCATTCACAAGAGAAACTCATTTGAGGCTGAGGATGGATGTAATGATGACCTTGCAATGTGTCTGGTCATCTATGCATGGTTAGTTGCACAAGATTATTTTAAAGAACTTACAGATCAAGATGTTCGTAAGAGACTGTATGAGGATCAACGTGACCAGATCGAACAGGACATGGCTCCATTTGGTTTCATTAGTGATGGTCTAGACGATGATTCTGTGACCGATCAAGATGGCACAGTATGGAGAAAGACTGATTTGGATGACATGAATTCCACATACGGAGACATGAGTTACATGTGGGAGTATTATTGATGGATCTTGGAGATAAGTTTGATCTAGAACATCTTCTGTTTGTTGAGAGGACCTGCAGGGTCTGTAATGAACGGAAGAGTCTTATTGAAGATTTTTATTTGACTCGTAAAGATAGAGGATCATATCCATCAGCTTACTCCTATGAGTGTAAGGAGTGTACTAAAAAGAGAATCATTATAAGTAGGATGACGAATAAGGTTTTTGATAAATGGGAGTACCCTGACTGGTAGTTCACGTCCAGTTTCCCCATTTGAAAAGGTGCTAAACAATAAATAAAATCAGATAACACTGAAATTTCTAGAGGAAATCAGATGGCTGGTTTAGGCTTAGTATCTCCTGGGATTAAGGTAAAAGAGGTCGATCTGACCCGTGGTGGAATTACAGGCGTTAGCGACCAAACTGGTGCCATCGCCGGGCCTTTTTGCAAGGGTCCCATCAACGAACCTACCCTTGTAGAGAACGAAAAAGACTTAGTTGACACCTTTGGTGAGTCGAAGGACGGCAACTATGAATACTGGATGAGTGCTTCATCTTACCTCTCTTATGGTGGTGCCCTGAGAGTTGTAAGATCTGATTCGGCTACCCTCAATAACGCTAACGCTGCTGTTGCGACGGGTGCAGGATCTTCTGTCTCACTCAAAATCAAAAATACCGAAGATTATTATAATTCCTTTGATAGTGCAACTCAGTGGTATTGGGCTGCCAAAAACCCTGGTACTTGGGGTAACGGTCTGAAGGTTTGTGTCATTGACGCAAGAGCTGACCAAACTGTAACTGGTATCAATACTTCTGGTGTTGTTGTTGGTGCTGCGGTAACTCAATCCTTCAACGGTGTTCAAGTTGGTGGTATCGGTACTTCGGTTACACTCAATGGATACCTGAAGGGTATTGTTACTGGTATTGGTAGATCTACAATTGATTTGAAGGTAACCAATCAAGTATCGGCCGCAGGAACTGAGACTCTTGCAGATTACACCAAAGGTGGTGCATACGAGTTCAAGACGACTTCTGCTCTGAGTATTGTTGGTGCATCTTCTTCCGCAACCAATGCACTTCAAGTAACAAGAAATCTTGCAGGTAATCTTCAAGGTCTTGTTGGTGTTGGTACAACGGTCTTCCGTTATGACCTGACCAGTGCAACTATCACTGTTGACCAACAGGGTGGTGGTTCTGTTGGTGCTGGTGCAACTGGCATGTTCGTTTCCTCCACAGTTGGTATTAACACCATCGGTGTTGGAACAGGAAACATTATCCGATTGGGTACAGAACTGATTGGTATTGGTGAAACCGTCAATGCGGTTACCAATTTCGTTGGATTCTCGACCAGAGGTCTGGATAACACAACCGCAGGCAGCCACAATGATGGTGCAACGGTTCGTGTTTACACCAACGCAGGTGCTGCAACCACAATCAGAGAATCTGCAGACGGAACCACAACAAACCTCGCAGTCAACGCAATTGGTGGATTCCAAGCAAATGACCTCGCTAGATTGGGTGATCCTATCTCTGGTGAGATCGCCCTCGTAACTGGAGTTACTACAAGTTCTGCACTGACTCCTAGCACTGCTAAAGACTGGTACGAATCTCAGACCCTGGGTCTCAGCAATTCGACCGTCTTCTGGAAGAACGTTGCTCCAAAACCTGGTACTTCTAACTACGCAGCAGGTCGTGACGCAAGATTCGACGAAATCAACGTCGTAGTTGTTGATGACACTGGTAAAGAGTCTGGTACTTCTGGTCAGATTCTTGAGAAGTTCACTGGTCTGTCTAAGGCCAAGGATGCAGTTCAGTTCAACTCTCCTATCTTCTACAAGAACTATCTCGCAGACAACTCTGAGTACATCTTCGCTGGTTATGCACCTCTTGGATCTCCAACTGGATTCTCCAACGGTAACACTGCATTCACTGCTGCTGCAGGTGGATGGGGTCAAGATGCACAAGGCATCACCTTCTCTGGTATCGGTAGATCCACCTACGACTTACAAGGTGGTTTAGATCACGGTGGTTCTTACGGTTCTCCAACTTACACCGCAACTCTGGGCGATCTGATGACTGCCTATGATGAGTTTGCAAATGTAAGAGAGTATCCAGTCAACTATCTGATCATGGGTCCTGGTCTTGCTTCTAGAGACGAGACCGTTGGTAAGGCCAACAAACTGATCTCTATTGCAGATCAAAGAAAGGACTGTGTTGCAGTTGTTTCTCCTGCAAGAGCAGACGTTCTCGCAACTGATGTTCCTATTAGTCAGTCTGATACTCAGACCGATAACATCATCAAGACGATGGATCAGGTAAGTTCCTCTTCCTATGCAGTTCTTGATAGTGGTTATAAGTACACCTTCGATCGTTTCGCTAACAAGTTCCGTTACATTCCATGTAACGCTGACGTTGCTGGAATGATGGCAAGAACCTCACAGAATTCTTTCCCATGGTTCTCGCCCGCAGGTACTTCTCGCGGTGTTGTCAACAACGCGGTCAAACTTGCATACAACCCATCTCAAGCACAGAGAGATCTTCTCTACAGCAAGAGAATCAACCCAATCATTGCGGCACCTGGATCTGGAGTTATCCTCTTCGGTGACAAGACTGCACTGGCCTATGTCTCCGCATTCGACAGAATCAACGTTCGTCGTCTGTTCCTCACAATCGAAACTGCGATTGAGAGAGCCGCTCGCGCACAACTCTTTGAGTTCAATGACGCGATCACCCGCGCAAACTTTGTAAATATTACTGAACCATACCTGCGCGATGTACAGGCTAAGAGAGGTATTAGTGAATTCCTGGTTGTTTGTGATGAAACCAATAACACACCTGATGTTATTGACGCGAACGAATTCCGTGCTGATATCTTCATCAAACCTGCACGTTCGATCAACTTCATCGGACTGACATTTGTTGCAACACGCACAGGTATCAGTTTTGAAGAAGTTGTCGGCACTGTCTGATAACGTTGTTCATTCGATCCAATTAACAGGAGCTTAAAGTAAAATGCCTCAGCAAATCCCTAACACAGGGGCTAATGCGAGAACCCTGGATACCTTTAAATCGAAGATGTTGGGCGGCGGCGTTCGCCCTAACTTCTTTGAGGTGGAACTCAAGTTCCCCGCACTTGCCATTGATGACAACGATATCAGTGACAAGACTCGCTTCTTAGTAAAAGGTGCAAACCTTCCTGCTTCTAACATCACTCCAATCTCTGTTCCTTTCAGAGGTCGTGAACTGAAGATTGCAGGTGAAAGAACTTTTGACACTTGGACGATTACAGTCCTGAACGACAGCAACTTCTCTTTGCGCGATGCGTTTGAGAAGTGGATGAACATGATCAATAAGGTTTCTGATAACGGTGGTGAAGTAGATCCTACCGTTTATCAACAGGAAGCTTACGTTCATCAACTGGGTCGTGCTCCTGTCACAAGTTCGACTACTGCACCCGTTCAAACTGGTCAAACCATCCCCATTCTGCGTTCGTATCATTTCCACGGCGTATTCCCAACTCAAGTTGCTCCAATCGAACTCTCCTACGATCAAAACAACGTGGTTGAAGAGTTTGCTGTTGAGATGCAAGTTCAGTGGTGGGAAGCCCTGAATGAGAATGGCCAGGTTGTCGTAGGCTGATAAATAAACCTATAGACAACGCACTTATAAAATGGCTGGTAGATTATTTGGATTTTCAATCCAAGGGGCCGACGGCGATAATCTGCCTCCTTCAGCGGTAACTCCTGTTCCGCAGAATGAGGCGGATGCGTCAGACTACTATGTAAGTAGTGGTTTTTACGGCCAATATGTTGATATTGAAGGTGTCTTTCGTAACGAATATGACCTCATCAAGAGATACAGAGAAATGTCTCTGCATCCAGAATGTGATGAGGCCATTGAGGATATTGTAAACGAAGCGATTGTCTCCGATCTTAACGATAGCCCTGTTGAGATCGATCTTCAAAATCTCAACGTGAGTGACAATCTCAAGAAAGTCATTCGCAAAGAATTTAAATATATCAAAGATCTTTTAGACTTTGACAGTAAAGCCCACGAACTGTTCCGTAACTGGTACGTCGATGGGCGTGTTTATTATCATAAAGTTATCGACCTGAAGAAACCCCAGGACGGTATTCAAGAACTTCGATTTATTGACGCACTTAAGATTAAGTATGTTCGTAAGCAGAAGAAAGAAGATAATAATTCACCATTACTAAGAGACAGTAATAGAGATACAATTGCAACGTCTCCTATTATTGAAGAGTATTTTGAATATAATCCCAACTCTGGTAAGTCTGGCCAGGGTTATTTGCCAACTGCATCTGGTACAAAGTCTGGAGCAGTAAGAATTGCAAAGGATGCGATTACATATTGCACATCTGGTCTTGTAGACAGAAACAAACATACAACTCTTTCTTGGTTGCATAAAGGCATCAAAGCCCTCAATCAACTGAGAATGATTGAAGATGCACTTGTCATCTACCGTTTGTCCAGGGCTCCAGAACGTCGTATTTTCTACATTGACGTTGGTAATCTTCCGAAGGTAAAGGCTGAACAATACCTTCGTGAAGTCATGAACCGTTATCGTTCTAAACTTGTATATGATGCTAACACGGGTGAAGTTAGAGACGATAAGAAATTCATGTCCATGTTGGAAGACTTTTGGCTTCCACGCCGCGAGGGAGGGCGCGGCACCGAAATCTCAACCCTTCCTGGCGGGCAGAACTTAGGCGAAATTACTGACATTCAGTATTTCCAAAAGAAACTCTACAAGGCCTTGGGCGTGCCTGAAACCCGTCTCGGTGGAGAAGGTGGTTTCAACCTTGGCCGTTCCTCAGAAATTCTGAGAGACGAACTTCGTTTTAACAAGTTTGTCGGTCGTCTTCGCAAGAGATTCTCTAACATGTTCCTTGACATGTTGAAGACTCAGTTACTTCTTAAGAATGTAATTGCTGCAGAAGATTGGGCCTATATCTCAGAACATATTCAGTTCGATTACATTTATGATAATCATTTTGCAGAACTGAAAGAGGCAGAACTGTTCCAAAACCGTATGGGTAACTTGGCTCAGGCCGAACCCTATGTTGGTAAATACTTCTCACAAGATTATCTCCGTAGAAAAATCTTACGTCAAACTGATGATGAGATTGTCGAACAGAATAAACTCATTGAGAAAGAAATTGAAGCAGGTCTGTATATCGATCCTGCTGCAGCTGCAGAGATGGCAATGCAGCAACAAGCTGCAGATATTGCGTCAACAGAGGCTCAAACTGCAGCAACTTTAGACCCACAAGCGGGAGGCGAACAGGAAACTGCGGCCCCTGAAGGTGGGGAAATATAAATAATTTGTAGTGTATTCCAAACATCATGAACCCTACTGAATTGATTGATCTTGTACTTAATGATGCACCTGCTCATGAGATTTCTGACGGCATCAAAGATATTTTGATGCAAAAGTCTTCGGATCGTCTAGAAGTGGGAAGACCTGTAGTTGCTGCAGATCTTTTCGGCAATAGTGATGAACTAGTTGATGATCAAGACGAAGTAACTCAAGAGGACCCTACTGAGGAAGAGGATGGCTAGGATCAATTTAAAAGGTAATGAGATTGACATTGCTGCGGGTGTTGGTAACAGCAGTACGGTAGGCAACGCAACTCTCGTTCGTGTGCTTAATCCTACTGGAACTGCCACAACAATTCATGTGACAGATCCTACTGGGGCTAATGCCTACTCTGGAATCGGTAGTTTTACTATTCAGGGTAACGCTGTTGAATATGTTGAAAAACAAGCAACCTATACTATCTACGGTGAAGCTGCAATTAAAGCAGTAAAAGTCGGATTCGCTGCAAACTAATGAAACTTATCAGAGAAGAAATCGAACAGGTAGAAGTTATCGTTGAAGAACGCAACGGTAAGAAGAGCCTGTGTATCGAAGGTATTTTCCTTCAAGGCGATATTAAAAATCGCAATGGAAGAATGTATCCTTCCTCAACTCTTGCAAAGGAAGTTGCTCGTTACAACGAGGCCTTTGTAAACAAGGGACGTGCTCTTGGCGAGCTGGGACATCCTGATGGCCCAACCGTCAACCTTGATCGTGTATCTCACAAGATCACTTCTCTGAGACAAGAGGGTTCAAACTTCATTGGTCGTGCAAAAATCCTCAGCACACCAATGGGAAACATCGCAAAGTCTCTCCTCGATGAGGGCGTAAAACTCGGTGTTTCTTCTCGTGGAATCGGTTCTATCCGACAAAACAATGAGGGTGTAAATGTTGTCGGTGAAGACTTTATGCTCGCCACCGCAGCAGACATCGTTGCTGATCCATCTGCTCCTGATGCCTTCGTCGATGGCATTATGGAAGGAAAAGATTGGGTTTGGGACGGTGGTATTCTCCGCGAAAAATATGCAGAGAAAACCTATAAACAAATTAATACTCTTGCTGACAGCCGTCAACTGCAAGAGAATAAACTGAGACTGTTTCAGGATTTCCTTGGAAGTCTCTGATACATAAATAAAAAAAGATTAACTACTATTATCTAAAGTCTAATCGGAGAGTACAAATGTCCGTTGGTAACGATTTACAAGAAATGGAAGTAGGCACTGTTCAATCCAAGACTGCCGTTAACTCTGGTGCGAAAGCTGGGGATGCTATGCCAAGCGTTCCTCCCAGTGCTGTTCCAGGTCAAGCAATCGAAGATCTCGGCGGACCTACTCCCGAAAACTATCGTGCAGATGACGATAGTGCCAAACTGAGAGAACCACGTCTCTCTCACGTTTCAAACGTCGTAAACGCTAAAGCTGCAAAAGCAGATCCCATGCCTACTCTTGGTAAAGAGGCCTCCTACGAGGAGACCGAAGCTCCCGAAGAGGAGACCATCACTGAGGAAGAAGTCACTGAGACTCCTGAGTACAGTGTAGAAGAAGACATGGCCGCTCTGTTCTCTGGTGAAGAACTCACCGAAGAGTTCCAAGAGAAAGCTAAGACGATTTTTGAAGCTGCTATCAACTCCAAAGTTGCTCAGATTGCTGAGGACATGGAGAAGAAGAATGAAGAGCGCATCGTGGAAGAAATCGAAACTGTCAAGTCGGCTCTGGTCGAGCGTGTAGACGCTTACCTTGAGTACGTCTCTGACGAATGGCTGCAAGAAAATGAGATTGCAGTCGAACATGGTCTCAAGTCCGAAATGACCGAGAGCTTCCTCTCGGGTATGAAGGACCTTTTTGAAGCACATTATGTATCCATCCCTGAAGATAAGTACGATGTAGTTGAGAATATGGTCAACAAACTTGATGAAATGGAGACTAAACTCAACGAGCAGATCGAGAGAAATGTTTCCCTTAACCAGCGTCTGGCTGAGTCCACCGCTGATGGGATCGTCTCGGAAGTTGCTGAGGGTCTTGCCCTGAGTCAGAAAGAGAAGCTCGCCCAACTCGCTGAGAGTGTTGAGTTTGAGAGTGAAGAATCATATCGTGAAAAACTGGCTACTCTGAAGGAGTCTTACTTCGGTCAGAATGTCCAGAAAGAGACCTCCGAACAGGTGCTTACCGAAGAAACTGCCTCCCCAGATTATTCTGGATCGATGGCTGCTTATATGAGCATCCTGGATCGCGTCAAAAAGTGAATTTAAGATTATCAAACTAAACCCTTTTAAACCTGTACAAGCAAATGTTTCAATCTGAGCATCTGCAGGAGAAGTGGGCGCCCCTTCTGAATCATGAAGGCCTTGGTGAAATCAAGGACGCCCATCGTAAAGCGGTCACCGCTTGCCTGCTGGAAAACCAAGAGCGCTTCCTGCGCGAAGAGAGAAGCTTCCTGAGCGAAGCCCCCACAAATGCTGTCGGTGCCGACGGTTTCACTGGTAGCTCTGCTGCTGCTGGTCCTACCGCTGGTTTCGATCCTGTTCTGATCTCCCTGATCAGACGCTCCATGCCCAACCTGCTCGCATATGACCTGTGCGGCGTTCAACCAATGAACGGCCCTACTGGTCTGATCTTTGCGATGCGTTCCCGTTACAACGGTCAGAGTGGCGGCGAGGCCTTCTTCGATGAGGCAAACTCCGCATTCTCTGCACAGCGTGAAGGTAACGACGCTACTGCTGGTTGGACTTCTACCAACGCTGGTTTCGGTACTACTGGCCAGATTGGTTCTAACCCCTCCGTTCTCGGTTCCTCCGACGCTGACCAGGGTCTTTACTCTGTTGGTCAGGGTATGCGTAAGGACGAGGCAGAAGGTCTCGGAGAAGCCGGTAACGACTTCAACGAGATGGCTTTCTCGATCGAGAAGGTCACTGTTACCGCTAAGTCCCGTGCTCTGAAGGCTGAGTACTCCCTGGAACTGGCCCAAGACCTCAAGGCGATTCATGGTCTGAACGCTGAGGCTGAACTGGCCAACATCCTTTCCAGTGAGATCCTCGCTGAAATCAACCGCGAAGTCATCCGTACCATCTACAAAGTTGCTCGTTCTGGTGCTCAGAACAACGTTGCAACTGCTGGTACTTTCGACCTCGACGTTGACTCTAACGGTCGCTGGAGTGTTGAGAAGTTCAAGGGTCTGCTGTTCCAAATCGAGCGCGATGCAAACGCAATCGCCCAAGAGACTCGTAGAGGGAAGGGCAACACCATCATCACCTCTGCTGATGTTGCTTCCGCTCTGACCATGGCTGGTGTACTTGATTACACCCCTGCCCTGAACGCTAACCTGAACGTTGACGACACTGGCAACACCTTCGCTGGTACTATCAACGGTAAGTACAGAGTCTACATCGATCCTTATTCTGCAAACGTCGCTGCCAACCACTACTACGTTGTTGGTTACAAGGGTACTTCCCCTTATGACGCTGGACTCTTCTACTGCCCATACGTTCCCCTGCAGATGGTCCGTGCCGTTAACGATGGCACCTTCCAACCAAAAATTGGCTTCAAGACCCGCTACGGCATGGTCGCGAACCCATTCGCAGAAGGAACTGCTCAAGGCCTTGGCGCTCTCACCCAGAACGCTAACCGCTACTATCGTCGTACTAAGGTCACCAACCTCATGTGATCTAAATACTTCCGTCCGTGTGAAGGAAGTGGAGGGGTCTTCGGACCCCTCTTTTTTTATCTAAATACAAAGAAAAGCCTCATGGCTAATCCTCTTCTTAATCAGGTTGCTAATAGGAACTTTCTGTCTCCTATTGGATTCAAACTGAAAATCAACAAATGTCCAAAGGTAGACTTCTTGTCTGTCGGGGCCAATCTTCCTGGGGTAACGTTGGGTACTGCAATCCAACCCACATACCTGAAGGATATTGATCTGCCAGGTGACAAGTTGGTTTATGAGGACTTCATTGTCAACTTCATCGTTGATGAAAACCTAGAGAACTATGCCCAGATCTACAACTGGTTGAAAGGTTTGGGATTCCCAGAATCTCAGAAACAGTTTGTTGATCTGAAGAAGGACGATCCATACTTCGATGTCACCTCTGACAAGGAAAATCCATATGCAATCTATTCAGATGCATCTTTACAGATTCTGAATAGTAACTACAGACCCCAGGCATATGTTAAACTAAAGGATGTATTCCCAGTCAGTTTGACAAGTTTACAATTTAATGCCAACGATACGGACGTGAATTATTTTACGGCCACGGTAACATTCAAATACAGAATTTTTGAACTACTGGATAAAAACTATAAAGAAATGTAATGAACCTTGAGACGATTCAGGAAATGTGGTCGAAGGACTCGATCATTGATCCCGATGAACTACATACTGCTTCATTAGACGTTGCCCGTTTACACTCTAAATACTTTCAGTTGTACAACGATCTGAAACTTCTTCGTGCGAGAGCCAAGAAGACGCAACAATCGGTGTATCACGAAAGACATCTGTATTATTCGGGAAAGGCTGAACCAGAGATCTACGAAAAAGATCCGTTCCCTTACAAAGTGAGAGAGAAGGACGCACTCCAAAGATATCTGGACGCTGACGAAAGACTAACCGCAGCTCTGTTGAAAGTAGAATACTACGACGTGATGTTGGATTATCTTGTGGATATTATCAAGGTAGTTCAGAACCGAACTTTTCAGATCAAAAACGCAATTGATTGGCAGAAGTTCATCCGTGGATACGACAATTAAAATCTCCAAAAAGAATGAAGTATTCCTGAAAGTTCAGGCAGACCCACACGTCTACTACGAACTTTCAGACGCTTTTACTTTTGATGTACCTGGGGCCAAATTTATGCCTCAGTACCGAAGTAAATATTGGGACGGAAAAATTAGGTTATTCAACACAGGCTCTGGTGAGATCTATGTTGGACTTCTCGACAAGATCGTGAAGTTCATGAATGAACATGGATATGATTATCAGTTTGAGGACAGTAAGTTCTATGGAACCCCCTATGAAGAGAACAAAATGGTTTCTCTTGAGGGGGTTTCTGACTATATGCGAAGAATCTCAAAATATGAACCACGACCCTATCAGGTTCAAGGTGTTTATGATGCGTTGAGACAAAATCGCAGACTTCTAATTTCTCCAACGGCCTCAGGTAAGTCATTGATGATTTACTCTGTTGTTAGATACATGGTTGAAAAGGGAGAGGATGTCCTTCTAGTTGTTCCTACAACATCTCTCGTTGAACAGATGTTCAAGGACTTTGAAGACTATGGTTGGGACGCCGAAAAATATTGTCATAAGATCTACTCTGGTAAAGAGAAACAAGATAGTAGACCTGTCACAATCACAACATGGCAGTCTGTCTATAAGTTAGACCGCAAGTTTTTTGCGCGTTATGGTTGTGTCATTGGAGATGAGGCACACCAGTTTAAATCCAAGTCACTGGTCAATATCATGACCAAACTTGCAGATGCAAAATATCGTTTTGGTTTTACTGGAACACTAGACGGAACACAAACTCACAAGTGGGTATTGGAAGGTTTGTTTGGTCCTGCATATAAGATCATCAGAACTGATGAGTTGATGGAGAAAGGCCATCTTTCTAAACTTGACATCAATATTCTTATACTTAAACATCCACCACAAAAGTTTGAAACCTTTGAAGATGAAGTTCAGTTCATCATTGGACACGAACAGAGAAACAACTTCATCAAAAATCTAGCGTTAGATCTGAAAGGAAACACGTTGATTCTCTACAGTCGTGTGGAGAGTCATGGTGCAATATTGTACGACATGATAAATACTTCTGTAGAGGGACGAAAAGTATTTTTCGTTCATGGTGGAGTAGACGCCGAAGAAAGAGAAAAAATCCGCGAAATCACAGAAAGGGAAAACAACGCAATCATCGTTGCCTCATACGGAACTTTCTCTACAGGTATCAATATCAAGAATCTACACAACGTAGTATTTGCATCACCTAGTAAATCTAGGATCAGAAATCTGCAGTCGATTGGAAGAGTCCTTAGAAAAGGAAACAATAAAACAAAGGCCGTATTGTACGACATCGCAGATGACACTACATACAATTCTCGAAAAAACTACACTTTAAATCATCTCATTGAAAGGGTAAAAATTTACAATGAAGAGAATTTTAATTATGAGATAGTCCCAGTAAAAATGAGGAGTACATGAAAGAAACTTTTGCAGTAATCAAACTAAT